AATCGCGACAGTGCCATTGCGCTTCAAAACTTTCGTTCGACCGCTAACGCACCCGATGAAGATCGCATTTCCCCTTGTGTCAGCGAGCGTGGGGCGCAAAACCTTCGTCCACGTCTCTTCACTCATGTCTTGGTACTCGTCAAGCACAAGGAAGTGAATACCGACGCCCCGTAGCGAGTCAGCCTTGTCGGCGCCTTTCAACTCGATTCGCGTCTTGTTGACCAACGTAATCGACAGAGTCGTTTCGTTGATTTTCTTGATCCACTTCTTTGGGATCGCTTCAAGCAGATCAATCCACATAATCTGCTTTGCCATTCTGTATGTCGGCGCGACGTACCAAATCTTTCTTCGCGGCTGTTGAGCCATCTTGATAATCAGCACGCGTGACAACATGGTTTTGCCCCACCTACGCCCGGCTACCACAACCCGAAAGCGAGACTTGGACTTGTAGACCTCCATCTGCTTGGGATGGAGCGAGAGATTGACGCGAAGGGCCGTCATTACTCTTCCACTATGTCCGAACCGCTTTCGTCACCTTCGTCGTCGTCAGACGGCATATCGCTGATTCCGAATTCGGCGAATTCGCGATTACGCAAATCCTCGATTTCGAGAGCGGTGAGTTCCGAGATGTGCAACTCGGGCAAACCCTCTTCATCGATGTAATCAGCCTTGTCGAGACCTAATACCGCCCAGCGCTCTTGACGCGCCTTCAGCAGCACCGTCATTGCGGTTTCAAGCGCCTTCAGGTTGTTCATCGTGGTGGATACCGGAACGCCGTTTTGCTTCGCTAAAAGAATCTCGTTAAAAGACATCCTGGCGATTGCGGCCGACATCTTGTAATGGTCTTCTTTGGTTTCCCGAATGCGGCCGGCGGTGATCGACACATCATCCAATACGGCTTTGCTGACTTCTTCCTCGACCTTCTTTTTGTGGGCAGCGGCCTTTGAAGCGCGCACTTTCCCATGACGCTTCATGTGCTGATAAACAGCCTGGTCACTGATCTTGTATTTTTCAGCGAGAACCGAAAGCGTTGCTTCGCCAAGTTCCCACATGACTTCTGCTTCAGCCCATTGCTTCGGTGTGAGTCGGCGTTTCTTTTCCACTGCTTCTGTCATTGCGTTTCTTTATTCGCGGTCAAGCGCAAAAAAAAAGGCGCAGGAGTGGCGCCTATTGGGAAATCGAATAAGGGGAAAACATACTCCATATTATTCATAAAGTCAAGTCATTGCTGACTTATTTTCCAATGCAAGCAAAAGAACGCAAGCATGAACTTCCAATTCGGTCACAAACGGAACCGTAAGAAATTCCACATCGCCCCTCGAAAAGAATCCAGCAACCTTATTGGCCTTTTCTTTTTTGCTCTTTTTGACGTTCACGATAAGCGGAAGGAATCCCAATTCATCCAACAGTTTCTTGCAAAGATCGTCATCCGAACAATACTTGGGCGCCTCAACAAGATTCCCGGCGCCGCAGTCTCGATACGAAATACCATTCTGAACGCAAGTGTCAAAGCCGAGAAGGCGATCGATTTCCGCATCCGTCTCAGCGCTTAATTCGAATCCGAAACCGACTTGGGTAACTTGGGACTCCCAAGCGTTACCGCTATTAATAGTTATATTCATAAGTCAGTAAGTAGTTATTTATATAATAGCGATAGCGATGGCTTTACCCAAGCATTCCCAAGTCTACTGGCTCAAGAATGACGGAAGCAGAAGAGCTATTTGCGGAAGCGAAATGTCTTCCCAGCAAAGTAGGTGCAACAATGGTACGGCGCCGCCCTCTTCTCTTTTCGGATTCCGCCTTTTCAATCAAGCCGTGATTTATCAGAGCGCGGAGTGAAAAATGGATGGAGTCTTTGGTTGGCTTGTAATTGCAGCGCGTGATCAACTGATCGATGTCGACGTGCGAGCCATCATCATTTCCAGCGCTCACGACCCGAATAATTTCAATTTGTTTTGTGGTTAGCAGCATCGTTCTTCACTCAAGCATAGAAAGGTTCAAGGGGGCGTCTACGGGCTGATTGTCGAAGGCCAAAAGCGGGATTCGATCAGGTAGTTCAATTGCGCGCTGGAGCGTCGTATCGAAGTCTGGGTTGATATAGATGCCGTAAAGCGGACTAGCGAAAACGAGCTGCTGAAGATTCTTCAAAAGCTTACTGGTGGCAAGACCGTCGACTCGCCTGGTTCCATTCATTCTGTTGTCGCCAGACTTCTCCATTGAAGAAAAAGCGTAGTAGAACTTGCGCATTTCGGCGACACACTTCACTTGAGCGCCGGACGGCATCTTGTTGAGTTCGTCCATTACTCCGACGAAATCAGTCGGCGCTGATTCGAACCATCGACGAAACCAAGCCAGGCCGCGTTCGTAATTCCCAGAGCGTCGCGGCTTCGTGAATCGGATGCCCGCCTTTGCCGCGAACGGATTGAACTTCGACATGGACGATTGAAATTCCACCTCGCGCAGTCCAGTCATTCGCATCATCAGATTTTGCATACGATAAGCAATCCCGGCGCCGCGATACATCGTGTCCAACACCAGGCGTGAGTTCACGCACATATTGTTGTTGATCCAGATCGCTCGTTGACGGTTGGTCATGCGCGTATCTTTGCCGCCAACGTTGGGTCGGAGGTGCGTGAAAAGCTCGTTACGCCCGCCCAGAAGCATTTTCGGCACCGTCATCACGCCAACGCCGATCGTCTGACCATCCAAAACACAGCGGTAGATGCGCGGGCCAATACCCAAGTTCTCGGCCTTGTAGTGCAGCTCGTGCAGAAGATCCCAGTCTTCCTTTGTGCCGCGCTCAACGTAGAGTTCCGGCAACAAAGACAACCGGTGTTTTTTTGGCGTATCGAATCGCTCTACGGCCATGTCTTCAGTTTCAACCTTCACGCTTTTTCTCCATGACTCTCTTGTAGAACCAGATACTTGTTGCGATTCCCAGTGCGCCGCCCAGTGCGGAAACGGCAAATACGTCGTAGGAACCCTGCACCGCGTACTTGACGAACATGAACTGACCGACGCTGATACCGATCGAGGTCACAACTGCGGCGACGTAGCGGTTCATCTGAACGTTCTTTGATTGCAGCCCCAGAAGGAACACAACAAAGAAGTTGCTCAGAAACATCGTCGCGTAGTCGATTGCAGTCATGCGTAGCCACCGCCGTTCGGCCAATCATCATCGTTGCCGGTGAACCAGTAGATGAAAAACGCAACGCTGGCGATCATCGCCATTGCCCATTTTTTAATCACATTCAACGCGGTCATTGCTTGTACCCCTCTGCCACCTGAATGATCTTGATCTTTTCGCGGTACTTCTTTTCCACATACAGATTCGGCGCCAGGTCGTTCACCATGTCTGTGTGAGTGGTTGCCACCATCAATGTCGCGCCGACGGATCGGGCAACTTTCTGAAGATTGAAGGCGATCACCTTTGCGGTCGTTCGATCCAGCACCGCAAGAAACTCGTCGGCGAACCAAACGCCGGCGCCGCTCTCGATGATCTTTGCGAGCCTGAATCGGTAGCGCTGACCGTCAGATAGCTCCTGGGGCTTGCGGCACCAGAGAAACGCGTCGTTGATGCCCGCAAGACCCATCAAGCGAATGCCGTCGTCGGTCGTTTTGCCGATTTGGTCGATCAAGGGCTTGTCGATGAGTTGAACCAGATCGATGTCAACGATGGACAAACCCTCTGCGATCATCTGTTTTGCCAGTTCGCGCAACACGGTCGACTTGCCCGAGCCGGATTGACCAGTAACGTAGACGACGTCGCCTTGATTAATGGTCAGCGTTTGGTTGTCAAAGACGACGAACTCTTTGTCGTCCAGGCCGATACCAAAAGCTTCGGCGATTTCAAGTACGCGATCCGAACGCTCGACCTCCGTGTGGAAGCGTTTATCTACGACGTAATCAGTCATCGTGCCACGCTCTCAATGGCGTTTGTCTTAACCCACCAAGCCATTGCTTTCGGGTTGTCCTGCCAAAACGCACACAGACCGTTTGCGCCCAGCGTCACAAATTCTTCTTCGATTTCGTGCGGATTGACCGTAGAGCCATCGGTAAGCGAAAACCGAGCGGCGGACTGGAAGAAGTAGATGGCGTGAAGAACTTCATGAATGAAGGTGTTCGCCAAGTTTTGTGATGTCATTCCCGGACGCAGACGAATCTTCTGGCTGATGCCGTTCATGTGTCCGAAAGAACGCTCGATTTCACTGTCTTCCGCTTCGGCGACTTCTACGCGAAACACGTAACAGCCAACGCGAACTTCTTTGGGGATGCTTTTATATCCGTCAGTCATGACTTACTCCGCAGGGTTGATAATGTCCTTGACGAAGGCGACAAATGCGTCACCCCCTTCCAGACCGGTTGATTCTTCGACCATCGCCATGAAGCGGGCAACGTGTCGCTCGTCCTTGCCAACGATGGTCTTGAAGCCGAGCGCCTTCTCGATTTTGATGTCTCGCGCGTCGACCTCTCGGACTTTCTCATTCGTTTCGGCGGCATGTTTTGCCACCTCTTCGTCCAGATCCTCAACGAAGGCGTCAATCTTCATTTCGCTCAGATCGGCGATCATGAAGTCCAGCTCTTTCTTGTCGAAGATGCCCTCAAGCGTAAAGGACAACGAAGCCAACTCCTTTTGGAGCATGTCGGTGTCGATGTCGCTGATGGCGACTCGGTTGTCGGCAAGCCGAGCCGCTTTGACCTGCTCTTCGTTCAAGTCAGACCGAACCAGTACCGGTATGCGATCCAAGCCCAGATGAATTGCCGCAAGACGTCGGCCATGACCCTTGATGATCACGCCATCTTTATCGACCACGATTGGTTGATCCCAACCAAATTCAGAAATCGACTTTGCAATTTTTGCAACTTGTTTGGCGTCGTGGTTTTTGACGTTTGTGGAGTACGGCTTAACGTCGGCGATATTCCACGCTTCGATTTTCATTTCACTCATGCCAGCACCTTCTCAACTTCGCGAATACTCACGCCAGGAACAACGGCAAGCGCACGTTCTGTTTTGAATTCTTTCTTTACCGCGGCAATTGCCTGCGCGTATGTCTCGACTTCCGAAACATCGGCAATTCTGAGCGCCCCATCAACTTTCGCGTACACCCTTGTTTCAAGCATCATTTACATCTCCAAACAAATCTTTGAATTGCGCGACGCTTAATTCCTCAACGTCATCTTCGCCTTCGTAATTGCTTCTATTTTTGCAATCGGCGCATTGAAAAGGGTCGCATCTCAGGTTGATACAGCTATCACATTCTGGGAATTTGACAGAACTCACTTTGGCGCCTTGTTTAGCAAATAGACAAGCGCGTCGCCGGCGTTGGATAGACTGTCTGATTCGGTGAATTTCTGAACCTTCATCGTCTTTTCGATTAATTCGGTGATTAAGGCGACGTCTTCGACTGGAACTTTGAATCGCAAAACCTGAGAAGTTTGAATGGGTCGCTCTTTCGGCAGACTTGGGCTTTCATCCAGGTCGGGTAGGTCTAAATCATCAAGCGCTATATTTACACTTGAAAATATCGAAGCAAGCTCTGTATCCGAATACGGCATGAACTTCGCCAAATCATCGGGGGAACCTAATTGCTCCAAAAGCTCCGCAAGTTGCAGCGTGTCGTCACTGCCATATCTGCCGTTGTCCACAAGCGAAATTTCTTTCGCCTTTTGGTCGCTGATTTCCCCAAGGTTAATAACTGGGACTTCAGCGATACCCATGCGCTCTGCTACAAGCGCTCGATGTTCGCCGCCAAGAATCTCAAGCTCCCCGTCAACTTCGCGAACGAGAATCGGCTTGAACATACCCAAGCGCTTGATGCTTTCTTCGATCTTCGCCTCGTTATCGGGCGACACGACGTTCGTGTTCCAGGGGTTTGGGTTCAGTCGTTTTGGCGACCGCATTTCAATTTTGTACTGTTCGCTCATGGAACCTTATACCAGTTGTTTATAAGTCACGGATGACTTATACTTTAATCCAATACAAACCGCAAGGCAATAAATAAATGACGCCAATCGCAACAATCGCATTCAACGCCGTTCATGCAAAACTACATGAGCCGACGCGGGAAATGAAGCTGGAAGTTCAGCGCATTCTTTCGTATCGGGTTGAGGGCGCGGAACACACGGCCCCATTTAAAAGAGGCAATTGGGACGGACGATCCTCGTTTCTGGAATTCAAATCAGGGATATTTCCAGCCGGCTTTGTTTACTTTGTCGGCGCCCGGTTAAAGCGCAAGGGATA